CCCGAGGTTGACGAGCCCTTAATCTGCGAGCCATTTGAAAGCTCAAACGATGTTCTATTATCAACAATAATATTAGAGATCTGCATCCACTTGGGTAGATTCTTAATGATGGCCTTTACCTTTTTAACAAGGTTTGTTGCCGTCTGCAATTTCGTTGCGACAACAAGGATATTCTTGTCTTTGTGGAACAGCATCAACCACGCAACATAGGCAGCACTGATGGTAGAAATGCCCAACTGTCGGGCTTTTAGAATTATATTAAAACGATAATCGCGGAAGTCTTTTAGCAGTTCCTGCTGATAGTCAAACGCTTTGAAAGGAATTAAGCCTTTCTGCGGGTGCGAAATCCGACAATAGCTTGTAGTAAAATAAACCGGGTCTTTGCCGGCCTTAACAATCTCTTTTAGTATCTCTTGCTTTGTAAGAGCAGCCATATTAGACCTTCACATTTGAAGGCTTTTTGGCTTTGTCTCTCCCTAATGCAAGAAAATCTCTGATTGCTTTATCAAGGCGCTCTTCATCAGAGCCGGCGTTTACCTCGCCAACATCAGTCAAGCCGCCGATGCGGTAATCACAATGAGCCTGAACGTCGGTGCGGTAGTTGGAAATACGCTGCACGAGAACATGTGGCTCACCTTCCTTTGTCAAGGTTAGTGTATCACCCGTGACGGCTTTGTATTCTTTCTTTAGGAAGTTAGCAATATCTTGTAGACGCTGCTCAATCTCACCTTCAAAGCCTTTGTCTTGGACTTCTTTTAGTCTTGTCTCTGCCTGATAATTAATTCTTAAAATCGGACCGTGGAACTTAACACCAAAACCATCCATGACGCGTCGGTCGTGGATGTAATGACCGTTTTCTCTTTCGAGTCCGGCTGTGCGCGCCTTGCCATCAGCCTGGAGAGTTGCATCGTGCGCTCCGTCGTAAGCGTTAGCTGCTGCTTGGTTAATTCCTTTTACAATGTCGTATACTGAAGCCATTTTATTGTTCCTTATTCGGTCTCCACCCGTTTATCCATCTCTCTTCTCTTCCACCTTCGATATATTGAACATAGCATTTAAAGCAAGCTTGATACTTGTTCATATATAAATCATCACGAGGATGAAAAGAATATTTGGAACAAACAGGACAAGTCCTATTATGATCTCTATTAAGTAGTTTTTTGTTTATTAAAAATCCATCTGCTTCTATTTTGTCTTGAGATTCGGCATTCTTGGCAAATTTTTGCTGTTCTTCTACGGACTGTTGCAGATATTCTTTTTCTTTTTCTTCGTCCCAATAGCGACGTGGATTATGGGTTGCTTCTTCGCCATATTTCTGCGAAATAGCTTTCTCTAGCCTAACAATATAGTCTTGCTTGTCACTCATTGCTTGGCTATCTCCGTTGAAAGCGCAAAAATTCCCAATGAGGTAAGGGTTCCGATACCAAAACCAAGCGCAACCATAAAAGGTTCGGACCCTGGTCTTTGCTTTGTGACCAACTCCATAAGGCGGTCGATCTCTGCTGCCTTAAGTATCATCATAGACTCATGCTTATCTTTCCAAGATTGAATCTCTATATCCTTATAGTCAAGCCGCAAACTAAAGTTTTCTTCTTGAAGCTTTAATTCGTATTCTACACGAACTTCGCACTCTACATCAGAAAACCTTTTTTCGTTTAGAACCTTTGCTGCAGCGTCAAGTGATAAGAGTATGCCGTCAAATGGCACAATATCGCCGGCCTCTATGGGCAGTACAACATAATCTGGATCCGGTGTTTCGTCCGCCAGAGCAAATGCCGGTGTTAGCATTGTTAGCGCTACGAAGGCGCTTAGTAGTTTCTTAGCCATTTTCTAATCCAAAAGCGTCAGCTATTTGCTTTGCCAACTTCTCCGGATCATTATACCCCTCGTCTACAAGCTTTTTAAGTTCTGCTTCTTTTTCTTTATTGAGATTATCACCTCTTTCTTCTAGCTCGCGCTTCAGTTCTTCTTTTCTTTTGAGATGCTCCTCAAGCCTAAGGTTCTTTTCAGTTACCTCTGTGTTATGAATGTGCGACAGTGTTTCCATCTCTTGATCGTGTTGATCTCTTTTGGCATCAAGCAGATCCATAACCCGTGCTAGCAGTACGCCGTTACGCAGAAGCGCAGAAGCCATGGCGGCTCCTACAAATAGCAACGCTATAACAATCACCCACCAAAACTTTTTAGCCCAAAGCCAAGCTTGTTTTGCAATTAGTTTAAATTTCATCGGTCACCAAATCCTTTAAGTTTTGTTACAGCGTCAATAACAGTCTGACCACCAATGTAGACTGTGGTAATTATCACCCAATCGCTTGAAGCCAGATCAGCAAACAATAGTAACGCTGTCGCGGTTCCCCACGCCAACAACTTTCTGGACACTAGCTTGTCCAAGCCTCTATCTATTATGTGTCGCATTTTCTTAGTCATCGAATTTACTCCTACTATAAATAGGTTCTTGCATTATTATGTCTAAACGCACCAAGCTTAAATTTAAGAAAATGTTGAAGAAAGCTGAGTTTGTGCATGCTGACTTAGAGTATCACGAGGAGTTGGTTTCTGAAGCAAGGGCAGGTTTTAACGAAGCTTTTCTTGAAAGGTTAGCCCGGCTGGACAAATTACAAAGAAGGGCATGGGACAGGCATCTAAAGAAACTGAATAATGAAAAAGCAAAGCAGCTCCTTGAGCAGGCTGAAAAGGAACAGAAGGAAAGATTAGAGCCCGTACAGGCAGATCTGCCCGCCAATGTAGCAGAACAGAATAAAGAAGTCTTTATGGATGGCGAAACGGGCGAAGAGTTTTACATGAACCCTGATGAAATAGAACAAAACGATGACAATAAATTAGGTGTGATTAAAAAGCTTTATCGCAAAATTGCCAACGAAACACACCCCGATAAGTTAGTGGCCTCGGGCTTCTCTCTCGGAGAATCACAAAGAAAACAAGAGATCTTCAAGAAAGCCAAAGAAGCTTACGAAAGAGACAACTGGTATACTCTGTATTCTATAGCCATCGACCTTGGAATATCTCCTGGGGATATTGATGATAAGCACATCGATTGGATTGAAGAAGACATTAAATTTACGATGGGACGTATTTCCAAAATAGGTCAACTGTTCGTATGGGTCTGGTATACGTCAACCGATGAAGTTAAAGAGAGAGTAATGGACCAATACTTTAACCAAGTATACAATTGGCCGAAATAAAACTAATTCTTCTTCTTTTTAAAAGCTAAGCCGCTAAAAAGCGCTTCCCAAAATGCTGAACTCATTGGTTTATCCTCGCATAACCGTTAGTCTTATCTATTGTGATCTCTGTATCGACAATGTCTTTCAGAGAATCCAAGTGAGAAATAAGTATAACTGTTTTGAAATACGTTTTAACTAGGTCAAGCATACGAATAAAGCCCTCCATATTTTCAGCGTCTAGAGCAGTTCCGGGTTCATCAAGTATAAAGATGTTCCCCTTCGGCAACGACGACACAGAAAGCAACGCCAAGCGTATACCCATTGAAGCCAAAGTCTTCTCAGCACCAGAGCCCATCTCAATGGGGCGAGCTTCAAAATTGGGGTGCTTAATAAGAACATCTAACTTGTTGCCATCCTCTTGGAAGAAGACTTCAAAGTCAACGATGTTTGAGATTGTCTTTGCTATCTCCTCATTGATGACTGGTAAGCGTCTTTTGATAATATGATAGGCGATGCCATTGGAATGCATGCAGCGCATAAACAAATCGTAAGCTGCGAACTCTGCTCGGATATCAAGTAACTCTTGCTTCTTTTCTTTGAGAGTTTCCACCTTCTGCTCAAGCGATCCAATCGTTCTATTATGCACAGACAGTCCTTCCTCAAAGACTTCAATACCTTTTTTGTTGGCTTCTATCTTATCAGAAATCTCGTCTCGCGAGACGATAAGGTTTTCAATGTTTTGGATAGCTTCCTTGTTATCTTCATACAGAGCGATCTTTTCATTAGTCTCAACTAACTCAGCCGACATTGTTTTAATCTTAGCGAACAATTTCTCAATTGATACCTTGTTATCGCGCTTTTCAATCTCAATACCGTTCTTCGCAATAATTGTTTCATTGTACCTATCAATTAATTCAACCATCTCTGCCGAGTTAACTGACACAACCTTCTTTTTGTAACCCTTGGCTTCCTCGATCTTCTCGATGATTGTTTTTTCAAGGATCGGTAGATCCAGCGAAGCTGAGTGTGCATCAGTAATAAACTTACAGGAAGTCACAAAAGCGTCACCACAAGGAACCTCGTCAAGAAGATTCAGCTTCTTGGCCATTGTTTTATAATCGTTGTCCATAATCCGGGCACGGTTTACAGTCTCATCGTAACGCTGTTTAAAATCGTCGTACTGCTTCTTCTCTTCTAATAATTCTTCAATGTTAATCGTCGTTAGGAAATCATCATAAGTTTTTAGCTTCCCATCGAACTGAACTATCTCTTGCTTTAATTCGCTGATATTGTCCTTTGTGTCTTGAATATTAGTGGTTAGTTGCTTTCTTTTCTCGACCAACTTCTTGATGTTTAGACGCTCAGTTGGGATAGAATCGATCTGCTCAGTCAAATCATTATACACTTGCTCGTTTTCAACCAACTGTAGGCGTATAGCATCACAGTTCTTAGTGTCGGCTAGTAGTTCTTTCTGAGCTTCTTCACTATGAACCTCAGCAATTGCGATGTCTTTATCGTAATCTGCGTCACCGACGCGTCGAAGAACAGCTTTCAAGTCAGCTGAGTCTTCTTTTGCTAACTTAAACTTCTTCTCAAAGATCTCTAAATCCAAGAACTTAGCTAGGATCTCTTTACGTTTTGTGGATCCTTCCTTAATAAAGCTCAAAGAATCAAGCTGACTAGCCATTGACGTCAATAAAAAGTCCTCAATTGTGCCAAACTGCTTGCGAATATTAGCATCAGTTTCATTGCGCGTCGTGCCGTTAAGGCTCAAATCGTTGTCTTGTGTAAAGTCTAAGAAGGTCCTGGCCTCATTAGTCTCTACGCCTTTAAGGCGCTTTATATACTTCTCCGATTTTCTCTCGATTGTATAGGTCTTTTCACCAATTTGAAGGTCAATCGTGCCAATACAGTTCTTCTTGTTTTGATTAATAATATTGTAATTCTTGCGTTCGTTCTTTGATGTTGTGTTAAACATAGTGTAAAGCATACTATCAATAACCGATGACTTGCCTGAATAGTTCTTACCGAAGATACCCACAATCCCATTGAGGTTTGTAAAATCTAGAATGTTACTTTCCCCGTAATTGAACAGATTGTCCCACTCAAAGCGATTAATATTCCAATTTACGTTTCTTGCAATGTCTTCGTTCTCCTCAATGTGGGAGTTATACTTGCGGTTTAACTCGTAAATCTTCTGGATGATTTCCTCTGTGGGCTCATAGTCCTCTAGATACTCGCGCATTAGACGTTCCTGAACTGCGACATCTCGTAAGTTTTCGACCTTAAAATTATTTCCAAGACTGACCTCCCCTCTTTCACCGGCTGCTCGGTTCAAAAATGAGATAGACTCAGGCTTAAAGCGAGACTTTGCCACTTCAACAGCCTTACGCATCACGTCCAAAGGAAGATTGTTGTTACTTACAAGGCGAAGACGAGCACCAGAAGGAATCTTAGTGCCCTTTGGCATACGCCCCTTCGGCGTTAGTTCGATCGTCATAAAAGGTTTTGGATTCAAAAGAACATGATGATTAACTGTAAACGTGTTTTTATCTTCGATATCCCAAATCAAAAAGCCCTTGTCGTTGGTTTCGCCGTGGTTCTGCTGGACAGTTGAACCGCAGTAGCGAACTCGGCCCTCTGTATCAAGAATCTGGTTTGTCTTGTGAATATCCCCAAGCATTGCAAAGTCATGACCAGCAAACACGCCAATGTCGTGATCGCCGTGATCCATAACCCAACCAACGTCAGTGGACACTCCACCGATCGCGCCGTGGTATAAAGCAATATTAATCCGAGATTGGTCGCTCGGAGCAACCCAGTTCTCCTCATCAAACACGGATAGCACGTTGAGGGCGAGATCCGGCTCTAGAACGGTTTCACCAGCATTCTTGAGTAGATGTAGGTTCGGAAGATTCAAAGCGCTTACAATGGGTGACAGCGCGTCCTGGCGGCTACTGTTCTTTAAGTTGCCGTCGTGGTTGCCGAGAATGATGTAGGTTGGCGCGATTGCCTCTAGATTCATAAAGAAGTCGGAGCAAAGCTCAACGAACTCTGGTGATATCTGCGTCTTGGTGTGGGCGATGTCGCCGCAGTGGACAATGTAGTCCACATTCTCTTTACGAAGAACCTCGTAAAGTTGTTTGAATACCTTCTTGTATTC